GTTTCTGTCGTTCCATTCCAAGATCGATTTACTTCAACCTGGTTGTTGGTTGTATCCGGATCAATTTCAAGATACTCTGTCAAATCGTAGGAAGCGCAGTTGAAAACCTCGATGATTCTAGGCAAGCCGCGTATTTGCTCAAATTGCGTATCAGACATTTGCGAAACCCTTACTTGTTTTTATTTGGTTTTAGATGCAATTAGCGTTCCGTTGTTGAATATAACGTGTTGGCTCAAGGCTTTGCTTATTGCTGGAGCAACCGCCCGAGCAACGTCATCGGCAGGAGTCAGCATGTTCCGAAGCTCAACAACAATTTTGAGCGTTCCTAAAACTCTATCAGGATCGCCACTTCCCGCCATTGAATTGAATGGATTTGCTCCGGTTTCATTTGCGTAACTTAATGCTTCATCGCCAAAAGCTTTCCGACCACGTTCATTCAAAATAAATTCTTGAGAGTTTGCCTTGTCAGTGAATCCGAAAGAATCGCTTCGACCGAAACCGGGAACCCGTCCAAGTGGACCGCCTTCCTCGTGCGCCATTGCAGCCTCACCGGACGCCATGAGCCCCTTGAAAATTGCCAAGTATGTGGAGTAGACACTTGGGCCAATCACGGGAATGCTTGCCGTCCATGCTGCGATAGCGCTTGGAACCGTAGCAGATTGCGCGGCCTTTTTTGCTGCACTCGTAGCAACTGCCGATCCAGCCGTCGCAACGTCTTTTGCAATCGCAGTTGCAGCCATTTCAACAAATGTGGCAACAGCTTTCATTGCAAACTCTCTGATAAGTCCGCCAACCACTTCATTGAATGATTTATGCTCAAAAATCATTTGATTGAGAGCGCCAGAAACGGTCGAGCTTATCTTTTTTGCGTAATCAGCATATTGCTTTTCATGCGCTGTATTGATCTTTTTCTGTTCAGTCAAAAGATCAAGCTCTACTTTCTTGCGAAGTGCCGCGCTAGCTCCAGCCGCTTTAGAGACGGATTGATACAGAGCGATCTTTTTCCTTGAGATCTGCTCTTCGGTTCCGCCCTCAAACTCAATTAAGGCAATGCGTTCTTCAACAGCGGCTTGAATTGCTTCGTTTTTTTCTTGCTCAACTTTTAATTCGGATTCCTTTATTTTATCTTTCCTTTCAAGCCTATCACTTTCGCCTTTCATCTCCTTCTCTTCACGCTCTATATTGGCTTGATCGATAACTTCATTTATCTTTTGCTGATAACCCATTTGCGCATTCAGATCATCTTCATGCAATGCGTTGAATGTGTCTTGATATTGAAGCAAAAGCTCAAGTTCTGCTCGCTTGCTTCCATCCGTCATGGAAAGCCGTAGATCCATTTCGGCTTGTAAGCCTTCTTGCGCATCCCTTAACCTATCGGATTCGATTTTCTTTCTTTCTGTAGCGGCTTCTTTCGCGTCTTTATTTATTTCATCTCGAGACGCTTTATTTTCGCTTCGGATCATGTCATTGATCCGCTTGTTCGTCTTTGGCATACGCTCAAGATCGGCAGCGTATTCTTCTTGAAACTTCTTTATTTCCGCAAGTCTTTCGGCGTGACTGTTTATCTCATCGGATGCAAGTCTTTCGTTCAACTCTTCCATCAATTTAACGGAAGTTTTCCCGGCCTTGCTAACTTCATCAATTAGACCGGACATATCAGCACCGGAATTTATATCAGCAATAACTTTGTTGATTGTTGCTGACATAGAATCCCATGACTCATTGCTCTTTTTAGCTAAAAGATTCGTTTTCGCCCATTGGTCTTCGCTTCTCTTTCCCATCAAATACATTACAAGTTCGTAATTATATCCGAACAACTGAACGGAATCGGATAAACTTCTAAATGTAAGTATTAACGCCTTGAACGCCTCAAGCAAAAGGACAGAAGAACCCTTTAGTGCTCCGTTTTCTTTTGCGAGTGTTACGAATTTATCAATAAGAACGCCGGTTACTTTTGCAATCGCAGCAATGGCGGGGGCGAAATCATCAATTAAAACGCCAATCAAATCTCCAAGCTTATCGTCAACAAGCTCACCCGCTCCAACAATAGCTTGAGACGTTTTCTTCCCTTCTGCTGCGGAGTCGTGAAGCTCTTGGGTAACTTTGTTCAATGCTTTACCAATAACGCCAAGCACTCCGGTAACAGCAAGTAAGGCTACTTCAGTTTTGCTTCCTTCTTTTGATGCTTCTTTTAGCTGATAAATAAATGAAACAAACTGACCAATCGATCCACCCATTCCGGCTGCAAGATTCTGAACGGCTTGCTTCAATCTTTCCTTTTGCTTTTTCGCTTCCTTCTCCGTGTCTGTAAGCTTTTCGTTTTCTTTTTGGTTTTGCTTTGTTGCTTCCGTGTTGGCTTTCGTGACGCCTTCTAATGCAAGAAAAACTTCTTTAGTTGCATTCAGAACATTAGCCAAAGCTTGCATTTGCTCACCTGAAAGCTTGGCATCTTCCCCAATCTTGAGGATGGCAGAGAAAAGTTTTTCAATGTTTTGGATTGCTGAACTTGAATCCGCTGTAATCTTTATTTTTGCTTCGTTGCTCATTTATTTTACCTAAAGAAAAAGGGTAGCTTGTTTGTGTTTTTATTTATGGCATGAGAAGGAGCCCAAACAAACTACCCTTATTTTAATTGTTGAGCTTAATTAAGCGATCGTTTCCATATTGCGAAGCTCGATCTTGATCATTGGAAGATCGTGAACGGTATCACGTTCAAGCTGGAAATTGTATGGTTGCTCAAGTGTTCCTTGCGTTGCTTGTGCGGTATCACCAATTGGCCTTGCGGCATAAGCTGTGATCTTTAAGCGTTGCTTAACTTCAGGATTTGTGTTGATGATTTCTCCAAGTTGAGTCATTACAATCTTGACGGTATTATCTTTATCTTCCCAAGCCGTGTTGAAATCATCTCGAAGATCGTTGTCATCCTCAAAATCCCATCCGGTTTGGAATGTAGCGGAGTGTTTCCCTGTCCTTGATGCTTTTACAGATTTCGTGCTTCCAAGTGCGTGCTTAAGATCGGTTGGAAAACTGATCGAATAATTTGCGTTCCTCATGTATTGATTGGTGTATTGGTTTTCTCCAAGCTCGATTGTGGAACTCAAATTTCCGTCTGGATTTCCTGGAACATCATTTAGCGTTCCAGCAGGCAATGAGATAGCTGGGATCTCTTGGAGGTATCGCCCCTTAAATCCCATTGTAATTGCTGGAGCATGAGGATCGTTCTCTCCCCATGCAAAAGCTAAACTTGTTGGAAATGCTGTATCGCCCTGTTGTGTTACTAGATCCATGTTACAAAGGATCGTCAATCCCTTGTCTTGGTTTTGATCCGTCAAAAATCTGTTACTTCGAACCGGGATGAAAACATGATCGTAACAACGTGTGTAAGCGCCTAATGCATTTCCAGAAATCGAAACAGGAGCAGATGAATCAGTCAGGTCATTGGAACCCCATCCAATTAGGTTTCTAATCGAGTTGGAAGCATTCGAACCGCTAGCAAACAAAACCTTCAAGTAAGTTGAATCGGAAGCAATCGTAAATTGTCCGGTCGAATCGTCGAATGTAGTGGTGTATGCCACACTTCCACCACCTCCAACGCTTGCGGCTTCCATTGCTGTATCAATTGCAGCACAAAGTTCTTCTGGAGTGTAATCTCCTAAAGCAACCGTCGCCGTAAGAATTGGATTGCCTGAATTTCCTTCTCGGAAATTGATATACTTATTCGAGTTGGTCACAGTAAAAGCCTGGACTTCGCTTTCGGTATGAAGAAATGCCATCGATAAAACCGTAGCCAATCCCTCGTAGTAGCAATCCATTGGAATGCTCGCTTCGAAAGATTGATTCTGTTTTCGCATAAATTGAGGTTCGCTTCCATACAATTGATCCGATGCTTTGCTTGGCTTGGATTCCTTGAGCCCTCCCGCCTTCATCGGAAAATACTTAAACGCATCCAGATCCGTGATCGCAGTTCCAAACGTGTCTTGAATTGCGAAAGCAACAAAATTATTTGCGCCTTGTCCGCTTGCCATATCAACCTACCTCTTTCTTCCTAGCCAGGATTATTAAATCGAACTCGCGTTCCGACACTCAAAACAATTTGACCAAGACTTATATATTGATCATTTCTTTTTTGCGTAATCCAACCTCCGCCCGAAAGCGCAGTGTAATCAAGTCCAGTCAAGCTCCGATTCATGTTCAAATTAGATCCGCCCCCTGTCCATGCGTTTATAATAGCACAAGCCGCGTCGAGACTTCTAATCTCGGCGTCTTCCTGTGATGGTCCAAGAGCTGCGATACAAATCAACATATCAATCCCCCATTCCTGGGAATAGTTATCACCTGCTTTCCTTGGCTTTTGGTGGGGCCAATTCAAAACGTCAATCATAATCATTGGGCATTCATCTTCTACAATATCATCGATCCCAATGGTTCCGCGTTTGAATTGCCAAACTGGATTTTCTACATCATAGTATGTTGCGTCATCTGGCGACCATGAATCGTTCCCGCGATCTTGCGCTAGCTCCAACACTTTTGCAGCAATATCGATCGACGACAAGTAAGCGAGTGCCCCTTTCCATATCCGCACAAAGTTTGCTTTGACATAGTTATTGTTAGTTGACATATCTTTAGTTTCCCTTCATGTTTAGCGCTAGTTGTTCAGCCAAATAAAAATCGGCCGCGCTTGTTCCGATTGCTTCAGTTTCCTCTATTGTCGGCATAAACTTCCTTGCAGGTATTATGACTTGCCGTTTCAAAAGATATTGATACCGAACAATTTCCTTGACGCCTTTTCCATATTTTTTTTGTGTCTTTTCCGCTAGCCAACCTGTAGATCCCGAGGTTCCCAAAACATCGCGCATCGGAATAAAAAACAATGCTCTCGGGAAATTTCTTGGGCTCTTACTTTCTTTCGCTTCCTTTGTGACTGGTATAGCTAGATTTTTCGCGCGTTTCGGCTTGACAACTCCACCATAATTCATTAGTGCAGCTTGAATCAATCTACTTCCAAATAAACCATAATCCGGGAATGCTGAATTATAAGACTTTTCATTTGGCTTCAAAACATCTGGAGTTATTCCTCCAATCGTTTGTTTTAGCAATCCTTTATCAGAAAGAGGCGCTTGTCCTTTCCTTGCAATCAAAGTTAATGGAGCAAGCGGATCCCATCCCTTGCCCCAATTCAGATAAACATATCTTTGGAGATCAATAATGATCCGTTCGAACAGTTTTGTTTTGTCAA